TCATAAAGCCAGAAGAGGGCCAGCCTTTGCCCCGTAAAATTTTATATTTAGGAACGCCACATACGGAAACTTCGATATATTTAAGGCTTGTAAGAGAAAGGAACTATTCTGCTCGTTACTGGCCTGCGCTCTATCCGAAGGAGTTCGATTGCTACGAGGGCAGTCTCGATCCGACGATTGAACAAGAGGTCATCTCGAATACCAGCCTCGTGGAAGAGCCGACTGATCCAGAGAGATTTGGACATGAGGACATTCTCCAGAGAAAAGCATCCATGACGAAAGCGAGCTTTGAACTTCAGTTCATGCTCAATACCCGATTAGCAACTTTGGATAAGTATCCAATCAGGCTTGGGGATCTCATGGTCATGGATCTTGATGGGAAAGCTCTGCCCGAGACTTGTATATGGTCTAACCAACCTGACATGAGATTGCAAGACTTAGTTTGTGTCGGACTTGGAGCCGATAGGTTCTACCATCGCCCAATATTTCAAAATGGATGGGTGTCAAAAACCGAATCTTGGCGGTGTGTCTTAGCTATTGACCCTGCTGGACGAGGTAAAGACGAATTAGCTTGGGCAGTTTTAGCAGAGTTAAATGGAAATATGTTTTTACTTGAGTCGGGTGGGTCTACTCTTGGCTATGCCGATGAAGTTTTGCGGTTTTTAGCTGATATAGCGAAGAAATGGGATGTTAATTATGTAGTGGCTGAGTCGAATATGGGTGATGGGATGTTTAGTGCTCTATTAAAACCGCATCTTGTAAGAACTCATCCCTGCACTATTGAAGAAGTTAGACATAACATCCGAAAAGAAGAAAGATTATGCGACACGCTTGGCCCGTTAATTCAGCAGCATCGTCTTATCGTCAATAGTCGAGTCATTAAAAATGATTACCGTCTTACTGATGAAGATCCTGAGCATGGATATTCGCGGAGTCTTTTTTGGCAAGCCTCAAGACTGACACAGGAAAGAAATTGTTTAAGTTCGGACGATAGACTTGATGCTCTCGCTATTGCGGTAGCTTTTTTTGTTGAGTCTGCGGCCCAGGATCAGCAAACTGCACAACAACATAGAAAAGATCAACTCTTCCAAGACGAATTAGAAGCTTGGATGGATGAGACAACAGGTTCCATTGACTCAATAGCGTTTGGTTTTAAGAAAAAAACTACTTCTGGGCGTTCTTATGGAGGGATTCAACGTTTGACGATGGGATCTTAAGAGGAATGACTTTGTCATCCATGCTTGAGAAGTCAAGTTTGTTCGCAAGTTTCTTTAAAGTACTACCTTCAGCCGCAACAGCAGTCACATTGTTTTGTTTTAACAGAGCCATTGCCTCTGATCTTGCCTTGCGATCTCCATTCCTTAGATCTTCTAAGACTTGAGTTATAACCTCGGAGTGCATTTCTGCTAATTGTTCTTGTAAATCCATAAACAATTACGGGGAAGTGGAATAACTTCTCTACTATGGTATATATTCCCGATTATCGGTAGGCTGTAAAGGTCTACATCCTTGGAGAGTGTCTTATTTTCCGACCATTGATGAAAGATTGATTCTTGCTTTACAGGAACAGTTTCCTGATAAATGTCCTGATATAAATCTTTCCGAAAAAGAAGTTTGGTTTAAAGCAGGCCAAGCTTCTGTTGCTCGTTGGCTTAAAAGAAAGTCAGAAGAGCAAACTGAGGACGTTTTTCAATTAAGGGAGGTTGCCTAATGTGCTTTTTTGGGGGTGGTAGTAGTGAACCAGCCGTTATAACAAAACCTGATTACACGGCATTTAATCAAACATTTGATTTACAGAAATCTGCTATTGAAAATCAAATAAATAACGATAATTTAACTCTTCAAAATACTTTAACTGGGGCATTAAACAACAGGCAAGATGCTTTAACCGAGTTGTCTTTAGCATCTCAAGCTAGGGCGATGGCAACACAACAAGCCGCGATGCAATTATCCCAAGTAGCAGGGCCGCCACCAAGAGAGAAACACGCAAAACCTCCCAAGGTTGGAGCAGAAGATAGAGGTGTTAAGACAAAGAAAGGCAAAGGTTCTTTACGAATAGGTAAAACATCAAACAAAAGGTCACAGGGTTCTGGCCTCAACATTACATAGCTATTCATCATGTGCTTTTTCAAAATGCCTTCGATTCAAATGCCTGAAGTTCAATATGTTGGGCCTTCCCAAGAAGATATTGACGCTCAAAATTTAGCGTTGACAAACTTTGAAAATACTTTGACAGCAAATAATAAAACCTTCCAAGACGGTCTTACAAAACAAATTCAGGATGCAAACGACAAGACAGACAAACTTATGGATAGGATCGCCAATATAAAAACTCAAACTGCTGCCGCTGCTTCTTCTGGTGGATTAACTGATGCTCCTTACGCTATTACGTCTGAGTCAAATGTTGAGGAAACAGAATTAGCTCAAACGACAAAAATTATTAAAGATAAGAAGAAGCCAACAGGTTCTTTAAAAATTTCTCAAGGAGGTCTTCAGGCTTCTTCGGGAACTGGAGTTAACTACGGAGTTTAATTATGTGTGCTGGCCCTGTAAAAAACCTGATTGAGGATGCAACTGGCATCACTAAAGCAAAATCAGATGCCAAAAAGGCTGCCCAAGAAGCTGAAGCTGCTGCCAAAGCTGCTGCCGAAGAAAAGCAAACTTTTGACGATAATTTTACGACCAAAAAAGATGAGTTAACTAAAACCTATGCAACAGAAGAGCAGAATATTAAAGATACGTTAGGCGTAGAGTTGACTGACATCCTTCAGAAAAATTCTGAATTAGAGGAAGATCTTATGCAAAAGTCTGTTGATCAGATTGTTGCTGGCCCAACTGGCCCAAGTGCAAGTGAATTAGCAGCAAGAGGAGCAGCTAGGACATCTCAAGGAATTTTAGATAAAGAGAAGAAAAAGAAAAAGGGAGCATTAAAAATTCCATATTCACCGTCTAAACGTAAACAAGGAGATCGTGGCCCCAAATCTACAAAAGCAGATTTACAAATAGAAGGTCAAACTCAAACCACAGGAACAGGTACTAACCTCGCTATTTAATTATGAGAACTGCTGAACAACGTTTTAGGGATGGCGAAAATGACCGTAATTGGCATTTGGATCGCGCTCGACATTCTGCGAGATTAACCATTCCCTATCTCGTACCAGCATCAAATGATCCGAAGCTAAACAATAAAGATACTTATCCAGTCCCTTGGAATGGAATAGGTGCTCGCGGAACACTTAACTTGGCGAGCCGTATGCTTCTTGCATTACTACCGCCAACACAACAATTCTTTAGATTCTCGTTGGATGATGCTCAGTTAGCGCAGCAAGGGGTAGGGCCAGAAGAAAAATCAAAATATGAAGAGGCTTTAAGCAAAATCGAACGTATGGTTTTGCGTGAGATTGAAGCAAGTAATGATCGAGTTGTCTTGCATGAGGCGTTATTACACTTAATAGTTACAGGAAACGCGCTTTTATACATTGGAGTTGATGGATTAAAGCTATATCACTTAAATCGCTTTGTATGTTTTCGCGATCCAATGGGAGAACCCAGCGAGGTCGTTGTTTGCGAAGAAATTCCTTATGACATGTTGCCAGAAAATGTTAAAAAGATACTTGAAGAAGAGAAAGAGGAAGAATTAAAAGGTTTTTACGACAATCAAGTTGAGATTAATGGAGATGAACAGGATACTTGCAAGGTTTACACTCATATCAAGTGGGAAGGGAAGTCTGTTAAGTGGAATCAGCAAGTAAAAAATAAGATTGTTCCTGGATCAGAAGGCAAAGCACCAAAAGATAAGAGCCCTTGGCTTGCATTGCGTATGACAGCGGTTGCAGGACAAAGTTATGGAGTCGGATACATCGAACAGGCGGCAATTGCTGACCTTCAAACAGTAGAAGCTTTATGTCAGGCAATAGCGGAAGCAGCATTAGCGTCGAGTAAGTGTTTGTTTTTAGTGAAGCCAAGCGGAGTTACTAAAGCGGCTGATCTTGCAAGAGCTCCAAACGGTTCATTTGTCACAGGAGATCCTACTGATGTGCTTAGTCTTCAAATGCAGAAATCACAGGATCTTGCGGTAGCGATGCAAGGTAAAGAACAGATAGAACGTAGGCTGGCACAGGCTTTCATGTTGGCTGATCAGCGTCAAGCAGAAAGGGTGACAGCCGAGGAAGTCCGTTTAAGCCAGCTCCAAACGGAACAATCACTCGGTTCCATATATTCAATTTTGACGACGACTTTCCAAGTGCCTTATGTCGCCAGGAAGTTAGATATTTTGACCAGAGAGAACAAGGTTCCTGAATTACCAGATGATTTGGTTTCAGTAGTTATGACTGTTGGTCTTGCTGCTGTTGGAAGAGGAAATGATTTAGAACAACTGGTCAGATTTACAACAACTTTGGGTCAGACAATCGGCCCAGAGGGATTGGCTCAGTACTTAAAACCTACTGAGTTAATTACTCGTCTTGCCTATTCGATGGGCATAGACACTCTTGGGTTAATTAAGACTGAACAGGAGTTACAGCAAGAGCAACAGGCTCAACAAGAGCAAGCTCAACAAGCCGCGTTACTTCAATCAGCAATGGCAGATCCTAAGAAATTAGCTGATGCTGCTCAGACTGCCCAAGACATTTCCAATAATCAACCTCAAGAACAACCATGACCGAAACGCCACAACTATCCACCCCTGAAGGACAGGAGGGTTTGGCTAGTCCTGCTCAACAAGAGCTAGTCCAGGAGCTGCAACAACAAGATCAGATTTCTGAAGAAACGCAGCAAGTTTTACAAAAATTCAATAGCACTGAGGACTTAGCAAAGTCTTATGCAGAGCTGCAAAGAAAATTCACTCAGAACCAGCAGCAAAAATCTGAACCTCAGACTGAACCTCAGACTGAAACGCCACAACCAACGGAATCTTATTCGCGAGATCAGGCTGTTTCTATTTATGGAGAAGCAGGCGTTGAGGCTTTGGCTTCAAAAGGTTTAAAGATGGAAGAGTTGATGCACTCTGCCGATAATGGTGGAGATATAAGCGAGCATTACGATACTCTTGCTGAGACATTCAATGTTCCTACATCACTTGTAGAAGGTTTTGTTAATACCTATGGCAAATCAGGTCAAGCCGCTGATACGTCAAACGAATTAACAGCGGCAGATGAGGAGAAAATTATTGGTGAGGTAGGAGGCCCAGAAGCTTATAAGCAAATGGGTGAGTGGGCTAATAAAAACATGTCTGATGAAATGGTTAAAGAGTTCAACAAAACGATGGATGGAGGAAACATTGATTCAATACGTTGGGCTATTAGATCTATGCAGTTAGAAATGGCAAATCCTAGATCAGTTGTAGAGCCAAAGCTTATCGGGGGTGGAGATGTACCAAGTGAAACAGTATTTAGAAGTCAGCAACAAGTACTTGATGCAATGAACAAGAGGAACGATAGAGGACAAAAGTTATACGAAGTTGACGAAGCTTATCAGCAAAATGTCAAAGAAATATTGGCAAGAAGCCCAGATTTGTTCTAGCATTTAGCCAGAACGCAAACCGAGCGCTGTGGGCCCGTGAATAGCGGATAACCCATGAGAGAAGGAAGAGGCGGTCTAAAACAGTATTTTTTCAAAAAAAACTAGCTAACTATGGCTGTCACACTCAGCCGTATTGGTCAGATTAAAGGCGCAGCCGCTACTTGGGGCGCTGGTGCTTCTGGCCTAGATACGGATAGGGCCATGATGCTCAAGCTCGGTTCCGCCGAGATTCTTGATGCGTTTATGACCGCAACGGTTTTCAAAGGAAAAACCCGCGAAAGAAACATAAGAGGCGGCAAAAGCGTA